AATGTGAAACCCCGACCTTGACCGTTACGTTCTGCTGTGCGAGTGCTGTGCCGATCTCTTCCCAGAGGTCTGCGTTCTTGATGAGCTTTCCCTTTGCTGACAGGTAATGATTTTCCCGCCACTTCGGAAGCCAATCCTCGACAGCTGCGCCAAGCCACTGTGAATCAAAGTAAAGGTTAAGGTCCGAAGGGTGTGTCATATGGCTCAGCGCTAATCCAAGAATCCTCATCCATGCCTCGTTCTCGCTTGCCTCTATCTTTTCCTTGAAGGTCTTTGTGAACGGGCCCTGCGGAGTTATCGCCTCCAGGACGAAGATCCCGATTCCTTCCTGCCTTGCCGGTCCTTTGATTGTTTGGTGAATGTAAATGTTGACTGTCATGGATTCTCCTCATCATGTATCTCTGATACGGATAACCTGTTACGGGATTGATGCCGTTAAAGACTGTTTCTTTGATGATCTCCCATCCCTTGGGAACTGTCGGCGGGTCCTTCCACCGTTTACTTCTGACGAGCTCCCTCTTGGGCTCCGGGATCTTAAGATTTCTTGATCTGGTATAAGAGGCTCCCTTGTCGGATTCTCCCTTGAGCAGATAATCGGCAAGCTGTTCAAACTCTCCGTCCTCATACAAGGCTGAGTAATATGCGTGACCATGTTTCCACGACTTCTGAATCAGCTTTATGACATCCATCCCCTCGGGATTGTTGACAATGATGTGATGGTGCGCTGCTCCACGGGATCCAATCTCTGTTACCCCGATATATTTGAGCTCGACTCCTGCTTTCTTGAATCCTTTTCTCAGCTCCGAAAGAAACTTTGCTCTCAAGGCGTTCGCCATCTCAGCTGTCTCGGGTCTCTCCTCTTTCCGGTAGGTGAGTGTTACATGCAGATCACCTTCTCCGAAGTTCGCCATGATGAGCCTCTGAACTTTTCTTCTCTTGTTCCTCTCGTTCTGAGCTTTTATCTCTGCAGGAGTTCTTTTTCTCTTCCGCTCCCTTGCACATCCGGGAGCTCCATAGTTCCCAGGGATATACTTTTGGATCTCTCTGACCTCTCCCAGATCATAAGTAACTTTTGTGTACAAGATTTACTCCTTAAGGTTACGTAAGTTTAATATCCTAATGAACGAATTAAAAAGGTTTGAAGCCCTTTTTAAAATTGACTTTTCAACCCCAAGGACGTATAATGATTATGTCAACTTTATCAGTTTTAATGTCCTTGGGAGGGATCGCTTGCCGGCGATCCTTTTCTTATATCCATATTTCGTGAATGATATTCACCTGCATATCCATGAAGTTATACTGGGCCTGCTCTTCAGGCATCATCGGAGCGGCAAGGCCGAGCTCCTTCCAGTTCTTATGTCTTATCTCCGCTGCTACGTGATACTCTTTCACGGTGCGGAGTTCATACGGTGTGATAAGCCAGTGCTTATGATCTCTTAAGGTTCCCCAAAAGCCTTCATATAAAAGCTCGTCATCATCCTTCTGCTTGATCCTGATGATGTCGGGACCGGTCATGAGATTCAGCAGGTCTTCTAAAACCACTCTTCCCATTTGACTACCTCTTTTCCTATTCCGATTGCGTAACCATATTCCTGGTTACAACCTTTTGAATCTTCCCATCCGGGCATTAAGAGAACGATGTCACAGCTGTTGATAGTGTCGAAGCAGATCTGCATGATTGCTTCATATGTAATGTTCTCAGGAAGCTGCTCTGCTATCTTAACGGGATTGATCGCTCTCGCTGTGTTTCTAAACTTCTGATTGACCTTTATTTCTCCAAACTCGAATCTGTCCTTAAAATCCTCGGTGCCGGTGATAGGTCCGCTCAAATAAACGTTAAGCATCTGTAAATCCCCCTTATTTGCTAAAGTAGTGCCCGCCGTGTTTGAACAGCGGCTTTCCTAACGAATAACCATGTGCATTGAAGTAGATACATCCTTCTGATTCGTCCCAGTCTTCGTAAATAACCATCCTGATCGCTTCGAGGTTGTTTTCGTTCGGTTCATAGTTCCCAATGGTTCCTGTTGCGAACTGTCCTCTTGCATAGATGACTTCCTCAATGCTTCTTCCTGTCTTCTCGCACCTGTTAAGAACTGTTCTTATTACAAGTGCCTGCCCGACTGCATCCTCTCCACGTGCCTCAGCCATTGCCAGCTGACTTAGCAACCATATCTCCTCTTGTGTGTAAGTCTGATATGTAGAAAGGTGAATCTCCGGAACCGTTTCGGGCGGTACCCACTCCCGAGGAGTACAGATCAGAATAACTTCTTCGTCATAGTATGTATGGCTCTCTGTTCCCATCGAGAATTGATGCGAGCGGTAGGATCCAACTCCGGCAACTATGACCGCTGATAATACAATCAAGGCAAAGATGATATTAACTACGTGCTTCATGGCTCCTCTCTTTCAAAAACTCTGTGAATCTTTCTTCTGGTACTCTTGTGAGCTTCCCGATCCGAATGATTTCCCCACCTGCTTCTCGATACTCTTTTATTAGAAGAAACGCTGTCGTTCTTCCGACCTTATAAGTGGTTCGTACATCATCGGGGCTCAACCAACTACTCATTGATGAGGTCCTCGACCTTGATTCCGAGAACCTTTGTGATTTTGATGAGATCATCAGCTCGGAGCTTTGCGCCTTCATTGACTACTCTCTGAAGTCTTCGTCCTACTCCGGACTTCTCGGCAACAGCTGACACATTGTAGCCATGCTCTTTGAGGTAGTTCTTTAAGTTCTGTTCAAGCATTGTCTCTTCTCCTTTCGTTTTCAGATTGCTTATCGGATTTCCGATATTTTACGGTATGCGTTATCGGTTTTCCGATTATGGGTATAATATATTCCGTTTTCCGATTGTTGTCAACCGTTTTTTGGATATTTTTTTATTTTTATCAGTTTTCAAATATTAATCGTTGATTTATAATGATTTTGAAAGGAGGGATAGAGCATGACGGAAAGAGAAAGATTCGCCAATAGACTCATAGGCTATCGAAAAGCGATAATGATGTCTCAAGCTGACCTTTCCAAGAAAGTGGGAAAAGCCCAATCTGTTATTTCCGCATGGGAAAAGGGACAAACCAGCCCTGATGTAGATATGTTATATTCGCTTGCAAAAGCTCTTGATGTATCTATCCCTGAACTCTGCGGAGTAACTGATGCGAATTCAAGCGATCAGGATCTATTGGATGCTTATCATGCAGCTGATCCGATAACGCAAAGGAATATACGCCTGCTGCTTGGGCTCGGAGGTAGTGACCATGTGGATAAATAAAAGCGGATATGCTCAAGAGAGAATCAAAGACCCGAATACCGGACTTGATAAGATAATATCTGTGAAGGTTAAGGGAACTTCTGAGAAAGCCCGCATGGATGCTTTCAAGAAACTCCAAGAGAAGATTGAACATCTTTCTGATAAGAGGATCCTGTTATCTGAGGCTATTGAGGTTTATCTGAAAGAGATGGAGAGGAGCCTCAAGCCCTCTTCGATCAGGAAAGCCCGCATCGAGCTGAACAGCTTCCTTGCTGTGGTCGGTGATTCATACGTGAATAATCTGTCTGCAGGTTATATAAGGACCAAGATGTTAAACAGTGGGAAAGAGAACAGGACTCTCAACGGATATCTGAAAGTGTTTAAAACATTTTGGATGTGGGCTTACCGGAATGACCTTGTAGACTCAAGAGAATTGTTCGATAAGCTCTCTAACTTCCAAGATACTCCGAAGAGAGAACGCATCCAGGATAAATATCTCGAACCTTGGGAGCTTCAGAAACTCCTCGATAATATGGATGTAGAGCGCTGGGTTCTCATGACTCAGCTGCTTGTACTCAGCGGACTTCGAATAGGGGAAGTTATTGGACTCAATAAGAATGACTTAATAGGATCCTCTATCAAGATAAACCGCACATATGATCCTAATAACAAAGTGCTTACAGATCCTAAGACCTTCTCCTCTAAAAGAGAAGTCTATATCCAAGAAGAACTCCGGGAAGTAATCAATAAGATATTTGATTATGTAAAGCGACAGGAAGAGATATTCGGGACTCCCTCGGTTATCTTCTTCCCCGATCCGACAGGTGAGAGGCTGAACTATTACTCATATTCGGCTTACCTCAGAGAGACTTCTGAGAGAGTTCTGGGACGAAGGATCACTCCGCACACCTTAAGACACACTCACTGCTCAATGCTTGCCGCAAAGGGAATGAATCTCGAAGCCATTTCTGCCCGTCTCGGGCATGATGACTCGAAGATAACGAAGGAAATCTACCTTCATAGGATGGAAGAACTGAAAGAAAAAGAGAATCGTCAGCTCGATAAGATACGTCTGATGGGATAAAAAAAGAGAGGCCGCTCAAGCTCATGCTTAAGTGACCTCTTCTTTTATTGATAAATACTGAATATTAAATGACTCCGACGGGAATTATTCGCCGTTCACAAGAGTTCACTATAAGCCATAGAGTCCGATTTTGCAAGCATTTTTTAAAACATCCTCTTTTAAGGCTGATATATCCTGCTAAAGTCTTTGCTTAAGTATATAAAAATAGACCCCCGGAGCCTAAGCTCCAGGGGCTATGCGAGGGGGAGACACCTGAACGGCATCCAGTCCCGAAGGACTCTATTCAATCTTGAGATACTGACCGACGTGGATGAGGTTCGGGTTTGTTATCCCGTTTACTCTTACCAGTGTTGAAACTGTCGTGTTGTACCTCTTAGCGATACTTGATAAGGTATCGCCCTTTACTACTATATATGCTTTGTTGTTTTCCTTGCGCTGTGCTACGATCTCGTCTACACGCTTCTGAACCTTCTGATAATCATATCCTTCAAGGGTCAGCTTGGCTTTTCTGATTGCTCCGTTACCCCAAAGACCTGCCAAAACCTCATTTGCGAGCTGGTCAATGCTCTTGGTCTCCTGCACCGGAACGATGACCGGCTTCTGCTCATATACGGGTGTGTCAGCCCAATCAATGTATATCTCATCCTGATCGACTGTGGTTCCTGCAATCTTTGCATCACGGATATAATTCACCGAGCCGCCATACTGCCAGATCTCGACGGGAGCGATGCTCTTCAGCTTGGGAGGTCTGCTTGAGTAACGGGCTACCCAATGAGGGAACATCACAAGGGCGTTATCGTTGAACCTTGAATTAAAGTGGCTCTCTGATGTGTACACTCCGCAAGCGTAACCGTTGTTTATCATGGTCTGACAGAATGTCGCAATAATCTCAGTCAAGTGCTGATAGCCCTGATTGAGCATTGATCCTTCAACATCGTAATAAACATGAACGATGTCTTTTCCCTGAAGATACTGAATGAAATAATTTGCTTCCTTAATAGCATCAGCTCTTGAGAAAGCACATCCAAAATAATAAGCACCGGTTTTCATTCCCAGTGCTTTTGACTGATTATAGAAGTTTTCGAACTGTGAATCCTTGTAATAACTGCCATCAGCTCCACCCGCCTTGATAATACAATATGTGAAGCCTTCTTTGAGAGCATTCGCAAGGTTAAAGCCTTTCTGCCATCTCGAGATGTCTATTCCGAAACTCATAGGCTCACTCCTTCTTCAGCTGCTTGACAATCTGATTCACTCCTGTTGATGCAAGGCCGGAGGCTATGCCTACCCAGATTGCATTGATGATATCATGTGCGGGGAAGTCGGGCATTTTGATTAAGAAAGCAATAACCCCGATGATGCCGCCCGAAATGCCGCATATGATAGGAATCCATTTGTCCTTGATCTTGGATGCCTTAACGATCATTCCGATAAGATAACAAATACCTACTATTGCCGTTACCATTACTGCTTCAAGTGCCATAATTCTCTCCTTTCACATATCTCTGAACACTTCTCTGATCTCAATCAACTTTAAGATCGTGTCCCTGGTATCATTTTTGATGTAGTTGATGAACTCTTCGTTCTTGTACTCTTCTTTCACCGTGAGGGAATTGATAAGAGCTACCAATGAGGACTGCTTCACACCTATATAGGCTTCGCTCCTGGATAAATGATTGAAGGATATCCACTTAACATATTCTATATAGGCGGTCATGATAATGATCTGACCGAGCTGTTTATTATAGTTCTTATCTTTCGGAAGGTTTGCTTCCGCTTCCCTTAAGTGGTTCCACACATAATCCTGCTGCTGTCTGATTATGTTTCTTTCCCGGTCTGCCATTCCTATACGCACTGAAGGCGTATTGATCTGGATCGTATTCGTGCGGACCAGAAAAAACGCTATGGCTATTACGATGAGAAGCATCGCTACAACCATCCCGGCATTTGTCCCGTTCAGAACATCCCTTATCGTTTCCCACATCACTCATTTCCCTCGCTTTCCACATTTTCAGGTGTCACGGGTCTGATATAACGCTCGCATTTTTCAACGTGTCCGTCATCGTCAATGAGTTCGCAAGTGACTCTTGCACAATTCTCATCCCCGATAGATGCTCTCATATTTCCGTGAAGGTTTATCAATGCAAGTTCGGGGGTATTAAAAGGCGTTACGGTTCTCTCTTTGCTTCCGTTTTTAAACTGTCTTAAAAGTAATACGTTCATGGCTTTACCTCTCAATCTGTGGTCTTGGTGTATCTTACGACTATATGCCCCGAGATATTCGTCCTCGCAACAGGGGTTTTAAAATAAAGATTTGGTGCTTCGTATGTGACCTCGCTGAATAAACGCTCAACCGTATTGACAATGTAATACGACATATCCTTTTGTGGGAAAACAATGTCGGGAGCTGTCAGAAATCCGCTTATGTCAAATGCCTTGAATGTATTTGCGGTCGTGTTTATCCCGCTAAAGGGAATCGTAATCTCATACAAAGGCTTTCCGAGCCATGTTCCGATGACTTGCTCCGTGAGTGTGTAGTCATGCCTTGCGTTCGCATTAACCCACTTCAAAGAGTTAGCATCATACATAAGGAACTGTTTGTCGGTTGGGCTTACAAGATTTACATCGGTCAACCCTGCCAAAGTTGTAGAACCACCGCCACCGCCACCGCCGAGATTAGCGTCAATGATGTCAAGTGTTTGGTTGTACCAGTTCCGAAAGTCGGAAAAAAGGTCGGTTGCATCAGGCTTAATCAAGCCATAATTTGGAGTGAGTTGCATGTTTTCACCTATATTTGATTACCTTTATATAAAAAGAACTTTGACTCGCAATAATATAGTTGTCATTGATTGCCAAAACCTTATCACTATCTTCGGAAATCTTTTCGAGTTCCTCATAATCTGAATAAAACAATCCGATGTCGGTCGTGAATGCAACTCTTTTCTGATTATTTGAACGTGCAAATTTCAGAATTTTTGGCTCGCTTTCAAACTTTCCGAAGACTCGCAAAGGCTTCGGGGTTTCAAAGTCGGGCGTTGATGTTCCTCTATATTCTCCCATTCTCCAAGAGGCATAAATGAAAGTAGGGACATATAAAAGCCCTTTCTGACCGAATCCGTTCAGCGAAATATTTGCAAAACCATCGATTCCACCTTCGGGTGCTTGCCTGCTCCAAACCTGCACTCCGGTCGGACTCACACCTTCAATGACTCTGTTCTGATAAAACCAGGTTGTCGGATAGTTCATATAAACAATGTCTTTTGTGACGAACGCCCCCGCCCCTCGGTTTGTTCCGATTGTCGTATATGTTACCGAACCGTCCGAATAATCCAAGATAACTGAATAAATATAATATTGACCGTTTGACCAATTCGTAATTTTGAACGTAGTTCCGTCAAGGACGCAATCATTACCAGAAGATGACCATTGAATGTAAGTCGGCAAATTAGCGTCTGAACCGTTCGCAATAACCGAATCATCGGTTAAATCAAAAACCCACCAATTCGACCCTTGAACGACCAAGCCGAGATTGTTGTCAATGTTTGAAGCATGGAATAGCCCATCTATTTCGTTTGCGGTCGTAGGAACTGTGTGCGATACTTCCTCAAAGGTTTCGATTTCATATTTGAGAAGCCCTTTCGTGTGTCCGTTGCCGTAACAGCCTAACCACACATATTGATTGGTACTGTCAAATACGGCGTAAGAAATTCCCATCGCATATCTGTCGAAGTCCTCGACAGCTCCCTCTCCCGAGTCGGCTCTTACATCGTCATAACCTCTTCCGAAGACGGAAAAGCACATTTTCCCTTCTTTGATTAATGCACTCATATTAATTCACTCCATAACAAAGGTGAATCTGTAACCGTCATGTATACCTTGCAAGCGTGTGTCCCTTCTCCGTAGACCTTTTGAGGGTTCGAACAATGAAAAACCCTTGTCCCGTACATTGCTTTTTTCTCGGTTACGTCCATTTGTAAATCAAGGTCATCGTCTACGACTACACGGATATTGACTTCGGCAGTTGCGGAAAGTTCGGCTTCAAGGGTTAAGACCATTTCGATATTCTGGCAGAAGGTTTTCTGTTTGTATTCGATCTCGGTGATAAGGGTTTCGGTGTTTCCGACCGTCATGTCTTCCGTGGAATGATTGAAGAGAAGCCAAAACTCTTTGTCTCCGACTTCTTGACCGTTGGAATAGTCAGTTGCAAGTCCAGCCACAGTTTTTGAAAAGCGGTCCTGAGCATCTGCCAGGATAGGATTTTCACCGGCACACACTACGGTCATGTCACCGTTAAATCCGTATGTGATCTGGGTGACTGCTCCGTAGTCATAAGCATCGGCCTGATTGCCTGTGAAGGTAATCACATCACCGGGATCCAATATAGGAATGATGGCTACGCTACTGTTGAACGGGACATAATAGATACCATCCCAAGCATCGATTATTTCCTGCAGAGCATCTTCTCTGTTCTGATCGTTGCTGAACTGCAAGAAGGGATTCGTGCCGAGATCAAGAACTAAACCGCCTGTGTTAGTGTTGCTCACATATTCCTGAACCCCGTCATTCTTGTAGACTGCGTAAAGTCCATCATATGTTGTTCTGTAATCTGACAAGTCGGATGAATACCTAAGAATCTCTGATACGGTCTCAACCGACGTTGAAGAATACTGAACGATGTATAACTTTCCATCACGACCTATCAAGGCGTTGCTTCCGAGATATGCCGCAAGATATGAAAGAACATCTCTCCAAGTCTCCGCATCTGTTACACAATCTGCGAAGCCTGTCTTTCTTTTTCCGTTCGGTAAAGCCTCAATCTCTGCTTGGGTATTCCCAAGTGTCACTCCGCAAAGTGTGCACATCTGGGTGAGCCATTTATACGGAGTCTGTACAGTGTTATATGATGCAGCTGAGAAATTTACATCCTCAAACTTAATCATATTGTCGCTTGCTGAAAGATTGATATGATCTAAAGTCTGTGATGCGCTGATAACAGTGAACTGTCCCATCGGGATAGTGTCTGATGCACCTGTGACAGTATTCGAAATAGATATTGAAGCTCCATAGAGCTCATATCTTGAAACGCCGGGAAGAATCAGCTCAAGCGTAAGACCTGCGGTCCATGCCTGCCCGATCTTGAGCTTCTGTGTAGATAATGTTCTTGTGATAAAACTACTGTCGGGTGACATATTGTCCTTATTGAAGGTGTATGTGGTACCACCGACAGTAGTAATGGTGCCCTTCCATCCCAGCTCTACCGTATCTGATGTGATTGCTGATATATACTGTGCTGATGCTGAGTACATCCCTCGCTCCTTACATCGATGTTATCTCAAACGATAAATTCCATTCGGGTGTAGTGCTGTTGTCCTGCACACAATCCGCTGAAAAGTCTTCAATGAATCCATAAAAGGTTTCAAGGGAGCTTGTTCCGGGATTGTAATACTTAACCGTTATTGTCGAATTGCTGACATAAGCGGTGTACAGTGTTGTATACTCCGATTCATTGGCGGGCATTGATACTGAGATATGAGGAACACCCAAGCGCTTAATGTAGCGCCTGAGCGTTCCTCCTTCTGTTTCTTTCAATGTCTGCTTATTTGTCGGATGCAGGGTATAGGATCCTTTGTTGATAGTAACCTCGGACCCGTTAAAATATACTTTTACGCTGCTCATTTATCTTCCTCCTGACATGAGGTTGTATCTTGACTGAGCGTTTACGATTATCGTGTCGAGCTTTTCCTGCCCGATGTAAACATTGATCGGTAACGGTGCCGCTCCTACGCCTGCTGCCTCAACCTGCATTTCGTTCTCAGGAAGCTGAAGGACTGATGTGAGAGTGCTCTGCAGCTTCACCTTGGAATCTTCCAAGCCTTCCGTGAAGAGGTCGATCATGTCAGGTGCGTATGTGTGGAAATTCGAAAGAGGTCCTTCCTCGGGCTCTGAGAATCCGATGAAGTCCTTTATCTTCTGAGCTACTGCCTTGACTGCATCGCCGACAAGATTGAGCGCTCCTTTGATACCGTCTACGAAGTTCTGAATGAGGTCTTTGCCCCATGTCTTTGCTTCCTCGATCTTCTCCATGATCGCTGTCTTTATCGTGTCGATGATGTCTGCTCCCCACTGAGCGACAGTCACTAAACCGTTGACGATTCCGTCTCCCAGAGTAGCGATTATCGAAGCAGCGGCTTCAAGCAAAACAGGAATCGCTCTTATGAGAGCTTCTAAAAGGTTCGTGATGATGATGGGAGCCTTCTCGATCAGCTTGGGTAATGCTTTGATAAGACCTTCCGCTACTGCGATGATGATCTGAAGGGATGCTTCCATCAATTTGACCACCGTGTCGGGATCTGTCAGCTTCTCAACTATTGTGAGGATCACATCAACAAGTGCAGGAATGATGACAGGAAGG